CGCCTCTCACAAATTATGAGCCTGACAAACCTGGCGCCGGACATTCAGGAGACCTTATTATTTCTTCCGAAGACAATGGCGGGACCGGACCCAATCACCGAACGACGGCTCAGAAGCATTGCTCAGACAATCGACTGGGGCAGGCAGAAAGAATTATTTCATGAGCTGATGAGCTGATGGGGATTCCGCCGCTCAGTGCCGATACCGCCGAGCGCGTCCTACGCGTACTCGCGCTGCTCGGCGCGCTCGTTTTTTTCCATGTTTACCGACGGAGCGTTTGAGTCGCGTCTTTTTGGTCGCATTGCCGCGACCAAGTTTGGGATGATTCGCAGCCTTGGTCGAGACTGTTTTTCCAATCTTAGGGCGCGTCGCCGCCTTTTTAGGAGTTTTTTTCGGAAGCTTGCTCCATTGACGTGCATTGCGCCGCACTTTCTGCGCAGGCGTGCTGCGTTGCTTCGCTTTCCGGACATGGTTTTTCTTTCCTGACACCTTCTTCCCAGCCTGGCTGTGGCCGCGTGCCTTTAGTGGCGCATCGTCACTCGAATGGAATGCGTCCGCTCTGCTGCCGTCTGTGCGACGAGGCGTCCGCTTGGTGGGCGTTATTGCTGGGTTTGCTGCCAGCGCTGATTGACTAACGCGGACAGCCTTGATCAGGCGAGCTCTCAACGCGATCAACCTCACGGCCGTATGATGCCAGGTGTTCCCGAAGACGGGAGGCACATTGGTCCCATTCAATACCTTCGCTATAGTTGTGTGTCTCTTTCTTGCGTTGAGCAGCTCGCGAATTTTCTGAATCAACTCTACATATTCTGGCGCGTCCGGTTCGGGAGCTTTGACCCATCCTGGCTTCACGTCCAGCGTGTACGCGCAGGTGCTTTCTTGTTTGAGCAGACGTGTAATTTCATCCTGTCTTTGTAGGAACACCATCGCTCGGACAAAATCACGATCCCTCTCAGAAATCGGAAATGCTTGTTCTTGCTGTGCGTGCAGCTTAAATCGAACACAGAGGGGTCTAAGGTGTCGAAATGATCCGCAGTGGCTAGTGAGACCGCCTAGATACTCGCGTGACCATTTAACTACAGGCAGGTGGACGGCCCTGAAGGGATCGAGATCCGAAAGTTGCTCGCCTAATTTATCGGCCGCCTTCGAGGCGTCAGGACTGACATCCTTGCGGCTCAGTAGAAAAGAAACCTCCGCATCTTGCAAGGGTTTGCGGCGAAGCGCTGCCCGTGCGGTTCGCCAGTGCAGAATTGGCGCAAGCATCGGCTCGGCTTCATGGTTTGTGAGCAGTTCATCCTTGCAGAAGATCCAGGCAGCACGTTGGACCGGGGGTAGGTTCTTCAGTGCCGCGACATAGCGTTCGCGGATCTCGCGAGCCCGGCATTCGGCAACAAGATATTCCTCCGTGTTACGAGGAGGAGCATACAGATCATCTACGAGCCATGAATATGGAGCGTCTTGAGGCTTGCCGTTGCGGCGCGTGGGGAACTTTGCCGCGCGTCTTAACTCCGTTGCTTGCTCGCTTGCGGTAGCGGCCTTGTTGGTATGCTTGTTCAATACGCTCCATGCAACCGTCCGGAGCCAGCCTCCGGGACTCCTGAAGGTGTAGCTTTCGAGGTCGGCAATCGGTTTTGCGGGCAGCAAACGGAGTGCGATAACTTTGCCACCCTGGAATATAGGCTCGGATTGGCCATGCACGCCATTGGTCGCCCAGAAGGTCCTACGGAGGCTCTCCAGATATCTGCGAAATGTTTCATTGATCAGCTCCTCGATATCGGCGTCATTCCACACTCTCGTGCGAAACAATCTGTACATCCACCCGGTGTGTCGCCGCTTGACCTGAGTGTAGAGCGGTGTGGCGCGGGCTTCCCAAGCTCTGTCGAACTCAAGAGAATTCTGCAAAATCTGTTCCAGGAGATCCATGGCAGCAGTCACGTCATACCCCAGATCGTCTAAATCTCCTTCAGACTTAATAGCTTGCGAGTTTTCCTCGGGGATCGAGGCAGGATTGCGGCCAAATCCTGGATTAATAGGGTTAGAGAGGGCGAACTGTGTACTTCAAATCGAATCTTTCGATCCAGAATTGCTCGCCGATCTCTCGGTACTCAGGCCTGGTCAAGGTTCGGGAAAAGCGGATCTCCGGCCAAACCTGGGAAGTGGTCTGCCCCACTCAAAAAAAGCATTCATGTAGGTTCCTGTTCGTCGGACTTCTCAATCCATGGGATTGACGGCGATCAATAGCGTTGGCACGGCCTAACGGCCACCAAGGCTTGGGAACCGTTTTGTAATTAGGAGAACAGCCATGGAAATTCATACCTGGCCTGTTTCTAAGCTCGTACCTTATTTCCGCAATCCACGCAAGAACGATCACGCGGTCGAACGGATGGCGGCGTCTATCAACCAATTCGGATTCAAAATTCCGATTCTAGCCCGCAGCAGCGGCGAAGTAGTCGATGGTCACCTGCGCCTCAAGGCTGCCGAAAAACTCGGCATCCGCGAAGTGCCGGTTATTTTGTGTGATGAATGGTCGGAAGCGCAAGTCAAAGCGTTCCGGCTAATGGTGAACCGATCGGTAACCTGGGCCGAATGGGATGAGAAGCTTTTGGCGCTGGAGATCGGTGAACTAAAGGCCATCGACTTCGATCTCAGCTTGACAGGCTTTGAGCCCGTCGAGATCGATGAATTTCTGTTCGGCGAAGAAAAAGACGATGGTCGAGACCAAGATGTTCCAGTGTTGCCGGAACAGGCGATCACCCAATTGGGTGATCTCTGGATTTGCGCCGAGCATCGTGTGGTTTGTGGCGACGCCACTTCAGCCGAGGTCGTCGGTCGTCTGCTGGGCTCGACCAAGCCGGCGGTGATGGTAACCGATCCGCCTTATGGGGTCGACTATGATCCGATTTGGCGCGAGCAGGCCGGATTGGGCCGGCAGCGCCAGACCGGAACCGTGGCGAACGACCAGCAGGTCGACTGGTCTGCTGCATACGGGCTCTTTCCAGGCGACGTTGCTTATGTCTGGCATGCCGGCGTGCATGCCGCTGAAGTCGCGGCGAACTTGGAGTCTTCAGGGTTTTGTATCCGGGCGCAAATTATTTGGGCGAAGCAACACTTCGCGCTGAGTCGTGGTGATTATCATTGGCAGCATGAACCTTTGTGGTATGCGGTCCGCAAAGGCAAGTCCAGCAACTGGTGTGGAGATCGCACACAATCCACGCTTTGGCAGGTTGCGAATCTCAATCCCTTCGGCGGATCTCACGAGGAGGCGACGGGACATGGCACGCAAAAGCCAGTGGAACTTATGCGCCGCCCGATTCTCAACAACAGCAAGCGCGGTGACATCATATATGATCCGTTCCTAGGCTCCGGCACGACTCTCCTCGCTGCTCATTCGACTGAGCGCATATGCTTCGGGCTAGACATCGATCCCCGCTATATAGACGTGACAGTACAGCGGTGGCAGAAGCTCACGGGCCAACTCGCCATACTCGCAGCCGATGGCCGCACATTCGATCAGATCGCCGCCGAGCGGACAGTCGTGGAGGTGGCCTAATCATGTCGCGACCACAATTTAATCCAACCGCGGAACAGCGCACTCTGGTGAAATCCATGGCAGCCCTTGGCATCCCGCACGACAGTATCGCGCTGAAAATCGGTCTCCGATCTCCGAAGACCCTCAGAAAACATTTTCGACTCGAGCTGGATCTGGGGGCGACAGATGCCATCTATACCGTCGGAAAAACGTTGTACGACATGGCCAAATCAGGCGACTGCCCGGCAGCCACGATCTTTTTTATGAAGACCCGCGCCGGATGGCGGGAGCGGCCCACGGTTGAGCTCGCCGCAGGTCCACCGCCGCCGTTCATTGTCGAGTGCAAGCAGGAAGGAGGTCAGCTATGATTCGCCCCACCTCTCCTCGGATTTGCCTGAAACCACCTCAGTCGGCTGTCTTCAAATCGGATGCACGCTTCCGCATCCTCGTTGCCGGACGGCGGTTCGGAAAAACCTTCTTATCGTTAGTTGAACTCTGTCAGGCGGCCTGGTCTCCAGGCCGCCTGGTCTGGTATGTAGCGCCGACGTACAAGCAGGCCAAGCGCATCGCCTGGAAGCCGCTCAAGCAAATGACCCGGCCGTATTGGGCCTCCAAGCCCAATGAGACCGATTTGCGAATCGAGCTAATCAGCGGAGGCACGATCTGTTTACGCGGCGCCGACAACTACGACTCGTTGCGCGGCGATGGACTCGACTTTCTCATTCTGGACGAGTATGCGTCCATCGATCGCGAAGCGTGGCCCGAGGTGCTACGCCCTGCGCTAGCTGATAAACAGGGTCACGCCTTGTTCATCGGCACACCGCGCGGCTACAACCACTTTTATGACCTGTACCACGCAGCCCGGGAAAAGCCGGACTGGGCCACCTTTACGTTCACTACCGAAGAAGGTGGCAACGTCACGCGCGAGGAGTTAGAAAGCGCAACGCATGAGCTGGACGAACGCACCTACCGCCAGGAGTTTCAGGCCAGCTTCGAGAACGTCGCGGCGGGACTAGTCTACTACGCTTTCGACCATACTAAGAGTCTAGAACCGTTACGCTATAACCCTCAGCTGCCACTATTCTGGTCACTGGATTTCAATGTCAATCCGATGTGCTC